GCGGGGCCTATGCGCTGGACGGTGCCTGCGGGAGGCGGGGCTACGGGTGTCTCGCCTCGGGCTATGGACGATATCAGTTGCTGGTCGGCTGGGGAGCGGGCGAAGGCTACAGCGGCCTGGAAGGCTTCCATGGCCGAGGGGCGGCTGACGAAGTCCTGGAAGGCCATAGCCTTGTCGAAGTTGCCGTCTACCAGGGCCTGGGTGATGATCTGGTCCATGGTTGGGGGCGCTATCTGGGATACGCCACCTTCAGGTTGTTGGAGCAGGCGTTGTTCTACGCCGTACATACCCTCGGTGGATATGACGCCTGGGTCGAACTGACGTGGGAGGTATTCAAGTTCGCCACCAGTCTGCTGTAGCAGCTTATAGTCTGCGTCCTCCACTACACCAGACTGGTAGGTGGGGTCCTTGAACTCGAGACTGCCATCCGGCTGCTTGACTACCCACTGCTGCATCTGTGAGTCGAAGTAGGTCGTTGCAGACTCTGGCATGACGGAGAACGAACCTGGAGATGTCTCGAGGAACCAGGAGCCGTTTCGCTTCTGGGGTGTTCCTAGTTGGAACTGTTCTAGGGGTATGTCCTCGCTCGAGCCGTCAGTGTAGACGACATGGGCACCTGAAGCGGTGCGGAAGGTGTTCTGTACCTTCTTACCTTCGTTGGGAAGGAAGAACTGGCCTACCTGGTCCCCTACCTTATGTAGTACCAGGGTACCTTCACTGATACCATCGTCGTTCTTTATGTCTATTGCGTGTATGTCGGCGGCTTGTATATCGGCAGTGGCTTCTTTGATGGCCGGATAGAACCACTGTTTGCCGTCTATCAACTGGGTGCGTACATCTATCTGGGCGGTGGGTATGCCAAGACCCCGGCCTTTGTTCATTGCCGAAGCGTAGGTACGCTGAAGGGAAGGGTCTTTGTCCTTCTCGTAGCTGTAGGTGCTTATCACCTTACCGTTGGATAATACGGTGCCTGTGATCCTATCAGAGTTACCAGGTGACGGCTTCTCTACGAGTTCTATACTCTCTTTGGTAACACCCTTATCTACCTCTTGGAAGGAGAATGGGATGTCACCTCGACTCAACTCGAGGTATTCCTTACCTTCTATGGTCTTTATACTATCGGTTACTTCCCCTACTGCACCTCTGGCACGGCGCACCACATCTTGGCTTAGTAAGCGGTAGCTCCATTCCCTCTTGGTGACCCCATCAACTTCACTATCAACCGGGACAAGTTCTACCTCGTCCTTACTGAATCCTGCTTTCTTGGCTGCGGCGAAGGCGTCTACTGTACTACCCCATGTCATTACAGGGTCTGCGCCTTTTTTCTGGCCAAAACCAGCGAGGCCAAGACCAGCGAGTACAAGTCCCATGTCCTGGTTTAGCGCAGATTCTTTGTCTATAACGGGTTCTTTCCCAGTGACAGCTTCAACGCCCTTCAGCCCAGCCTCACCAGCAATCTCCCTCTGCGCTATAGCTCGACTTTGCCACTCTTGTAGGTCGTCCCCAGCTTCCTCATGTAGCTTAGTTGATTCCCTGCGGGTACCGTGTAGCTCAGTAGATTGATGTACAAGGTACCCAGGGTGCCTATGTACTGCCATCAGAGTCACCCCCTTGCATGGCCTTCATCATGGCCTCGGTGCCGTGCTGATCTATGTACTGTTGGCGCTCGAAGCTGCTCATGTTCTGGAAGCGGTTCCTGGCGGTTTGGCGCTTGGTGACACGCTCATGCATGAAGGGTATGCCCACGGGCTTGGTCTTCCGCATCTCGCTGAGTTGCTCCTTGAGTAGTAGTACGGCGTCAGTGAACTCGTTGGTCTTGCTCATCCTGCTCTATTAGCTCCTGTCCGGCCTGGGGCCATGGTGTTGGGGGTTAGTCCCTGTCGGAGTTGAGAGGCTGCGGCGGGTGCGCCACCAGTCTGCCCCATGGATTGCTCCATAGGCATACCGTCTGGCCCAAGTAAACCGGTAGCGCCGCCTGTGGCCCCGCCGTCCTGCCCTCCTCCCTGGGACATCGCTATGGCTCTTTCGACGAGGGCTTCTATACCCTCTTCCCTCGCTACCTCGAGGGCCATCGCCTGGTGGACCATGGGGTTCTTTCGTACCCAGTCCATCAGTAGTCGCTTGCGCTCACCGGATGCGTCTTCCAGGTGGGCGTCAGCGGACCAGTAGGTCTCCATGGACTTGAGACCTGCGGCAACCTCCTGGAGTCCCAGTTGGCGCTGTTGCAGTTGGAGTACGGGGTCAACCAGGTCGAAGCTGATATTGACCGAGTAGTCCGATTCTATATAGGAGGGGCGTATGCGCTTGCCCCTTACGGTCAGGTCCATGTCCAGTAGGTCGATGAGTTGGAGTATCTGGGACGAGGCCACGGTGGCCAGGTGTTCCAGTTGGCGGGCTACGGATACGAACTTGCGGCCCGCTGCCGTGGAGAGTATGGCCTGTTGGCCCACGGTGGAGACGCCCTGCTCCCGTATACCGGATAGGGCACGGGAGAAGGTGCCTTCCTCTATATCTCGAGACAGCCACTCCTCGGTGGCGAACATCCACCGGGGGAGCTGGGGTATGTCCATGCGCCAGACATCACCCCTGTCGGACATCTCTATTATGTCGCCCTGGTCGAGCTGGTCACGGAGTTCGTCGGCCCCCATGCGTGTTCCGATGGGGTTGAAGGTGGCATCCATGAGGGCGTTGTGTCGGCCAGATACCGCCTGGGCCTGGGCACGGATATCGGATATGACGGAGTCGAGTATGCCTACGGCCAGGTTGGCGGGGTCTATCTTATCGGAGTTGGTGGGTTCCTGCCCGAAACCGGCATAGGCGTGGGAGTAGGGCACGAAGCCCCAGGTGTTCTTCTCCGTGAAGAGCAGGCGCTTCATGGTGTGGTACTCACGGCCAGTGCCTGTGACGTAGCCGGAGATCATCATGGCGTGCCAGCACTCGGTCCAGTATTCGTCCGTGAGGATAAGCTCGAAGGGCCGGTTGTTGCGTACCTCCCACACGTCCACCGGGCGTCCCCTGCCCTTGCGGGACACGGTGAGTTCGTGGAGGTCCTGCGAGAAACGGCGGGCATGGCGTATGGCTATGCGGGGGCGCTTCTCCCAGGGGTCCAGTAGTATGCGGGCCGGGTGGGGCGCACGGGTGCGGAAGGGCATGGCGGTGCGCCGGTAGTGTTCGTGGAGTCGCAGGTTGGTGCGGTAGTCCTCCTCGGATTCCCCGTTGCGGGACGGCTCGTCGGCACGGCGCTGTAGGACGCTGGAGTCCAGGCCGAGTTCGTGTATGGCGTAGCCCAGGTGTACCAGGTTCTTGCCTTCCTGCTTCCAGGTGAGGGAGGGTTCCAGCAGGGCAGACTCGTCCAGGATGGCCTTGAGTCCCTCTTCCACCCTGTCGGCGTTGGACCGGGACTCCTCGTTTGGGCGCACGGGATGGCGGTGGGGTGTGGGTTCGGAGGCCAGTTGGTGGTCTACGGCGTGATCTACCAGGGATGTGGGACGGGCGGGCTTGAGCCAGCCTGGGCGGGTGTGGGCTTCGGCGTTGTCCCATACCGAGTACGTGCGGAAGTAGTAGGAGTCGTACTTCTCCCAATTACGGTGGGCGGCGGTCCACACCTCCTTGAGATGGGAGCGGTACTGATCTATGGTATTTGCGTCGGGTTCGTCTTCAAAGCCCTTAAAAGGCATGGTTCAGCTCCATCGGGACCAGTTCCTACGTCTGCGGCGTTGGGTGTCGGGACGGCGTCCCCTCTCCGAGGCCGAGGGGCGGGCGTACTGGCGCATCTGCCAGGCTATGCCCACCGCCATGGGATAGTCGTCGTGGGTGCCGGACTGGGCCTCTATGCGTCCACGCTTGTTGGGGTTGCGTATGACGGTGAAGAACTGGGACAGTCCATCGGCGTTGGGCACGGTGATCGCACGGGAGTGTATGGCCTCTATCAAGTCCCCCCACAGGATGTAACGGGACCCACCCGACATACCAGCGGTGTCGTAGGTGTGCCAGCCGGGGTTGTCGGAGTCCCTATGGTACAGGCGCTTGTAGCGGAGTTCCTGGGCCATGGTTATGGTAAGTATACCCCAGTCGTTGTCCTCGATGGCCCATATGGGCGAGTCGTAGCGGTTGAGGAGGTCCACGGAGGCCACGGAGAGTTCGGAGGGGTTGAGTACCTGGCTGTAGATGTCGGCGGCTATGTAGCCTGTCACGGTGTCCAGTACCACGGTCACGGCGAAGTCCCTGCCCGTGCCGTGGGATGTGTCGGTACCGGCTGCGTAGCGTTTGCCGGGTTGGAAGGGCTGGTAGATGTTGGCCTGTACGCCGTTTCCTAGAGTTAGGCGCTCGACGGGTTCCCTGGTGTCCTGCTTCATCAGGGCGAGGACATCCATGTCGAAGGCGGCAAGGGCACGGGCGGGTGCGAAGGCCTCTTCTTCCGTTTCTGGGTGTTCCTTCTGGAATAGTGCCTGGTCGGGGTACTGTACCTTGCGCTCGTCGTACCACTCCTGGTCACGCTCCGGCCTGGAACGCCATCCGAAGAAGAGGCGGGCGAAGCCGTTCTGGGGCGAGTTCTGGTAGAGCTGCTGGAAAAGGGACCCCATCTGGTAGGGGTTCACGGTGGAGGTGACTACGAGTTGGCCATTGTTGTCGTCGAGGCCTGGCTTGACGGAGTTGTAACAGGCGTCGAGGTATTCGTGGAAGTCGGCCTCGTCGATGACTACCAGGGTGGGGTTGAGTCCCCGTCCGGCGGCTTCGGTGGAGGGCATGGTGATGATGCGGGAGCCTGACTGGAAGGTCATCTGCTCCCTATTGTCGGGCTGGGAGAGGGGCTGCTGGAGTTCGGGCGGCAGCGACTCGTATGTGGCACGGGACTTGGATAGGAACTCCCAGGCATCTCTTTCGCCCTTGGAGAAGACCAGGGCCAGGGCGTTGGGCGTGAAGCTGGCATGGTGGAGAACGTAGGCGGACAGGATGGTCGTGATGCCTATCTGGCGTGATTTGGCCCATATGACCATGCGGGAGTCGTCCATGGTGGAGATGGCCTTTTGCAGATGGGGCCAGTTACGCAGTTCGACCATGCCGGTGCCAGGCTCGATCACACGAACATATGGTAGAAATTTTTGGAAACTTCGCTTTCCCATCTCGAAACCTGCGAGACGGGCTACTTCCTGCTTATCTTCGTGTGTAAGTGTCATGTGTGTATATTTGTAAGTATATTTATGGAATTGGGTTTATGAAAGGCGGTTTATGTAAGTTCCTTTATGAAAGGGAGGTTTATGAAAGTGGATGTCTGTCGCTAACACCCCGCCTACGCCGAGGAGACCCCCGCCTCTATGGTACCTTCGGCATCCCCCCCTCGCCCTAGGAACGCCTCGCAGGCTGCAAGGGGTAGACCTTCAAGACTCCATGGCCAGACCTTCCAGCCTGGAAACTACTCGATCACGGCCAGACCTTCCACCGTGCCAGGCTGTACCAAGGCGTCTGGCATGGCCAAACTTTCAAGTTGTGCCATTGTGAGCCGTGCCAGTACCTCTACGCCTACGATGCCGCTATGTTGGACGTGATCACTACCGCCCACGCCTACCGCCTTGCCTATTAACTCCAATGCCTTGATCGAGGCAGCAAACTGCCCGGCTTGGTGCGCTGATTGACTGCGCCGCCATAGTTCAAGCACGTAGCGTTCCCTAGTCCAGCTGGAATCTTCCGCCGATTCTTGTCTAAGCTCGTTGATCCTTGTGGCTATGTGAGGCTTGTGGGCGAGTTTAGAGGCTGTTGGGTAGATAGTTGATGCATTGGCCGTCTTTGTATCGTAGGACGCCTTGTAT